GCAACCTCGGTCAGAATCACCGTGCAGTCCGCAATGTCAGGGGACATGCCATACACTGACTTCATGTCACGCTTTGTTTGCAGTTTGAGTTTACGACGTTCGTCGTCAAACTCACGCGAACAGAATTCCTTGGCCGTCCACGGGTCAATGCCCCTTAGCTGACCGGCCTGTAAATACTCACGGGCAGTAAACCAAAGCTCAGTCACCCTACGATCATATACCTCTTTGGCAGGTCTCATGTCCTCGCTCGATACAGGTAAATCACTGGGTGCGCCACCGAACTCAACGCGAATAATTCTAGGAGACCACTGCTTGGCCAAGATGTCTGCCAAACCACCACCTTCACCACTTGCATCTATCCCAAAATCCTCTGGTCGGCACCCACGCTCCTCACACTTGGACTGGATCATCCCAGCCAACTGAAAGTGGACAGGCTCGCTGGAAGACGCATCTATCTCAAGCTCCTCAAACAACTCCAGCTCAATACCAGGCTTACCACTGTCAGTGATACCACAAACCGCAAACCTTAAAACAGCACGGTCACCCCCACCGAATGCAGGGTCACATGCACCGATGACTTTGATCTCACGACGAAACATATAGCCCAAGTGCGCTTGCATCTTGGCCAGTAAGGTTTCGTTGAAGACCGTCTTCAGCACACCACTCGGAGCCCAGAACCCACGGTAGAACTTCCAGAACAACGGAGACTCAGGTCCATACTTTCTACGAGCACCCCCAAGCTGATGCTCCGTCATCAAATACTTGTAGGTCGTTTTACCGAGGATAATATTAGGAGACTTCTCAGCATCAAACCGAAGGCAATATCCCGGATGACCGTTTAACTGAATACCAGTTTCCCAATCCTCCGTCTCAACACCCACAGAAGCCCACCCTTCTTTTGGTTCGCTGAACTTCCCGTGCGGGTCGTAGTGACTGTTTGGGTTTCCGATGACGAGCATCTGGAATTTTTCACAACCTGCATAAAGGTTCGCGGTCGCATCAAAAATGGCTTGGGGAGTGTCCGTAGCTTCATCGATTACTATCAGCACCCTGCTTGTATGGATCCCTTGAATGTGACCCACGGCAGCGGCTGTGTTGCCGTCCTTTACGGCTAGACCAAAGATTGCGTTCTTTTCGTCGCCCTTGACCGCTTGCCATACAGTCTTGGAATCAACCATGTTCCCCGGTGGATTCCATTCCATGGACGTATAGAGTTTCTGGATCTCGCTCCACATACGCTTGCGAAGCATCCCCTTGGTAGTGGAAGTAAGCACTGCTGCACTGACATCCGGTTGGCAGATCCACCAAACCGTGGCGTAGAGTGCTCCAGCAAAAGTCTTACCTGATGCCGCGCATCCAGTCCAACTGACGAAGTCATTATCACAAAGTGACTGAATCGCTTTCTCAAGCCACATGTTCCATTCGATCTTCGGCCACAGGATCGAGACGATGCTCCTGAAGTTATCGAAGCGAGTGCATCGTGCTTTCTGAAGACCTTTATACGCCACGAACGACAACATCTCATAGTGGAGCTGTGTCAGTCCTTGGATCTTATCGTAGCCGTATGTGCGAAGTTCGTAGTCCTTGGACTCATCCAGTCGCTTGATCAAGTCTCCCATGGCAGTGCTGTTAGCTATCTGCCGTTTACGAGCGTCAAGCTTCTCCTTGGTAGCTTTTTTGGAGATAGCTTTTGCCATGATCAGTATCCAGCGGCTTTAGCTGCTTTGGCAGCAGGGTCAGTAAGGTCTTTTGAAAGTCTAGCCCCGCCAACCGTGTCCGTTATGTTCCTCTGCCACTTGTCTAATTGTTTCCTAGTCAATCCAGGGACATACTTCAACGCGCCTACATACAAGTCAGAGTATTCTTTGGCGATGGCTTGAATCCTAGCGTCTTCTTTATCCTGCAAAGCTTTAGCTTCTTCGGGTTTACCCGCTGCGATGAGTTCGTCTAGGTCTCGCTTTGGAACGATGCGTTTAGCTTCGCGGACACGCCTCTCAAAATTCTGCATCTGTCCCCGTAAAGCTCCCTCCCATTCATAGCCGTAAGTCCGAACACCCATATAGCTCATGAGTTCCTCTTCGACAGAATATTCGCGCCCGAAAGGTTTTTTCCCATCGGATAACATCCTTGGGAGTTTCCTTACAATTGTTTTAGCTATACCAGGAGAAATCGAAATACCAGCTTCGGTTGCCCTTTTTATCATCTGATCCCGCATGGGAAGCTCCGTATTAGCAACCTTAATGCCTCTACTAGGATCATAGTTTTGTATTAAAATCTGAAGAGCTTGAACTAAAGGATGTAACCCACCAACGGTGTCTTTGAGGGAATCAGCCATCTTGGTAAGCGCATCTCCGAAAGACTCTCCCTTCATAGCGGCTTTAAAAGGAACTCCTAAAAGAGCATCAGGCAGGATGTAGGACAACGGGTTGTATGCAAACCCTTTTTCGTCAAATTTAACTACTGCCGTTGATTGATTTTCATCCCAAGGAGGTAGGAGGTTCTCGGAAATCCAGTCACCCGCTTCAGGTGTATACTCGTCGTCGTTGGACCCCAACCAACCCATCAACGCTTCCAACATGGTTCGCCCACCCGCAACCGCTGCTGAAATCAAAGCCATACCCGATACAGCTCTACGGTATCCTCTTGCCCTGTCTACTAGGTTGGCAGAGGTTATTTCCTTAGAAGCTATAGCACCTTGATTGTAAGTATTTCGGACAAGCTCGATTTGCCATGATATAAAAGCATTCAGTAAAGACAAAGAACTTGCCTCTTTTATAGAAGGAGCGATGGTCGATGGAGTAGGAGTCGTCGCCATGGTTTTCTGAGCAGCAACTACCATAATATCCTCCAAGGTAGCATCTGGGTTCGAAGTAGCCTCCCCAATAGTTTCGACAAGGAAAGCGTTCATCTTCCCAGCAGCATCACCACCACCATAGGCTTTGGTTAAGGCTTTACCCGTGGCCTTCAAACCTTTGATGGGACTTAAAGACTTAATAGTTTCTTTATCCAACCGCTTTCCTAAACCCGACAACATACGCCTAGCGGTCAAATCTTTTAGGACATCTTTCTCTCTTTGATTTATTAGAGTCTCCTCAATATAGCGTAAATCTACATTATCGCTAAGTGCCCCATAGCGATAAGCTAAATCCTCTAGCAAAATGCTATTATCAGAGATAAACTTTGAAGGGTTCTTTAGTAAGTCAGAACCTTTTAAATTAAGAAGATCATCTTGGTCTTGTAAAGTCGGTAGGTTCTTGCCTGACTTTCTAAGCTTACGATTCTTCAAAAGCATAGTCACTGCCTTGGAATTTATAACCGTTGCATCAATCAAACCAATCCCAGCGGCGTAATTAGGCCACAATAATCTACCCTGCTTTACTTCATTTACCGCCGCCGCAATATACTGCGTGGAATAAGCCGCAGGATTTAGAATAACCAAATTGTATTTAGTAATACCCGCGAGCTTTTTTAGATTTCTCTTTATCCAACCCAATTCCGAATCGATGTTTTGCCTTATGAAAAAAGATTGGAGTTCCCTAGCGTAATTTGGCGTAGTATACAGTGGTCGAAGCGACGGATACTTACGTTTACTTTGAATGCCTAGAGCAAAGTTGTCTTGAAAAATCTGCTGAGTAAATCCTTTGGATTTGTCTTCCTCATGAGATGCAATCCCAGATTCGACCATAAGCTCTGCTATTTGGTTCTGTTGCTGAAAACCCATCAACAGATTTATCTGTTTATCCAAAGTGAGTAATGTATTTGTTACTGGATCCTTTATCTCGCCCAATAATTCACGGATCGGCTTTGAAAGCTGTTTACGTTTGTATAGCAACCTAACTGGAATTCCTCGAATAGAACTAAGACCCATAGTCCACTCAAAGGTAGAGTCTCTGTCGGTCGTCATTTCCCTAGCAATCTCAACTGCCTCCTGCTCGGTTATAGGATTATCTTGATTTTTCTTCTTAGAGTTGACTGTAGACAATATATCTTTCACCGCTGCGTCTCGTATAGCAGTTGGTATAGTGTTCCAATTCCAGTCGTAAGCTTTATTGAATACCTTATAGCTCCTAGTTAGATATTCCCCTATAGCACTCTCAAAAGTAGCTTTGTCCTCCTCTGCAACTATGCCCGAATCGATCATCTTCTGACTCAGATAATCGATCATTTTTCTGGACTGATCCAAGTTCTCAACTACATCACGGGCAAGCTGCTTGTCTGACTCTGTCAAAGCATAGTTCGCGCCACGATGGGCAAACAAACGACTTGCAAACTTGCCAAAGTCTACATTCTTAATTGCATCCTTGTCCCGTAATAACTCATCTAAAGGAGCAATGTTCCTCTGTTCTACCGGTAATTTTCTACCAGTTGAATCCACGAACACTTTAGTGAGGTTGGATTCAAAAGCGTTGACTAAAGTATCTACGCTCTTCTTTAAACCAGCGGCTTGCGTTTTAACAAAGTTAGTGGCTCGGTTAGCAGCGTCTTTAGGTTTCCCCCCAAAAAGCCGTTCTCGGAACCGATCCCCAAACGAAAACAAACTATCAACATTGAAACTAAGCTTACCTCCTTTGTAACTCAATAAAGGACGAAGTGTGGGATCAACCGCACCTACAATGAACAAACCAGAGCGTTCTGCCGCTGGGTCGGTCACTACTTCAGCGAAAGGGGACGGAGGTTCTTTTTCTACGTTAGATATTACTTGGTCTTCTACTATTTTAGATGCGGCATCTAACGCCTGAGTTTGTTTTACCTCAAGCTCCTTGCGCTTCAACTCAAGTCCTCGTTGCTGGGATTTCAGACGAGCTTGATACTCACGCATTGAGGCTGGAGTTTCTTTAGCTGAAGGAAACGTGCTCTGGAGAGACTCCAACTGAGTCGTAAGAGCATCGACCTGTTTGTTTAGATTTGAAACTTCATCTGTAAGGGTATTCGCAGTCTCAATAGTAGACACCTGCTCGGCAGTCATAGCCTCCGTCACTTCAAATCTTGGAGGAGCGGCCTCAGTTACAGGAGCTGCACCCTCAGTTACAGGAGCTGCACCCTCAGTTACAGGAGCTGCCTCAGTTACAGGAACTGCACCCTCAGTTACAGGAACTGTACCCTCAGTTACAGGAACTGTACCCTCAGTTACAGGAACTGTACCCTCAGTTACAGGAGCTGCACCCTCAGTTACAGGAGCTGCACCCTCAGTTACCGTAGGCTCCATAGGAGCTGTCTGAGCTATTTCCTCTACAGACCTTGTCCCGGTGATCCGTTCCGTCTCTTCTATGACGGGTTCCGCAACAGGAGTGGGTATAAATTCGGTGGATTCAGCCACAGCTTCATCCGTAGCAGGAGTCGTAGAAGGTCCACGTCTAAATCTTCCACCTAAGCCAGATGCTATCCCAGATAGAATAATTCCAGTTATCCCCCCAACCGAGGCAGATTCTGGAATACCCTCAAACGTCTCCCTGTCTGCGTCGTATCCAAGTTGCTGTGCTGTTACATTCTGGGCTAACTGCTGAACAGTTTCTTGAACGGCTTCTTCCCCACCCTCAAGCGCAGCGTCTAAAATGGCTTTCTTAATTGGAGAAGATGCATTCCCAGATACACGATCAAGAATTCTATTCAAAGGGATAAGCTCAGTGAGACCAACACCGGCACCCAATGCAGCGGCTTTAAAAGCCGTATTCTCATTCGCACCAGATTGTTTGGCATCCTCATAAAATTCAGAAGCACTAGCCGAAGATCCCAATGCAGCTATACCTGTAGTCCCTGCCCCCGCAGCCCTAGAGGCAACACCTCCTGCCATAAATCCAGCTGCGGACCCCAATCCTTGGCCAATCTTAGCTGCCCAAGTATCTCTCGCTTGATCATCAATAGGGAACTTTTCGTCAGCAGCTTCTCTAATCACTTCACCTAACTGGTAGGTTACAAATTCTTCTGGAGATGTATCTTTACCTCTTAACTTATCTATAGCAGAAGCACCCAACGCTATAGACTTAGGGACTGAGGCAAATACATCCAAGGCTCCTTTGAAGGCTCCTTTAATACCTACTTCGCCAAATTCAGATACGGCAGCTACGGAGGTAGCCACAGGAGCCGAACCCATATTCGATTTTAAAACATTCTGGTAGTCCTGCTTGAACTCAGGATCCTCACTCAAAAAGTCTTTCTGAGTAGCTCCGATGAACTCAATCAAGTCCTCGTCCGATTCCTTTAGAAAAGCGGGTTCTACCTCACGAAAGAACTGAAGTACATCTTTAGTTGCCATAGATTAATTGCGAGATTTCCTATCTCGGTACTGGTCTAATAAAGATTTTGAACTAGTAGGAGGGGTGGGTTCGGGTAAACTAATCCCTCGTCTGGTTGCTTCTTGACGTAACCATTGCTCGTTATTCTTGAGGTCCTGTTTCTGATTCTCATCCAGATTTCCAAGATTAGTTGTAGCTATGCCTAAAAACCTACGTTGGAGTTCCGCATCACTCAAACCTTTGAACTCAGCAGTGGCTTCATCCTTTTTATTACTAAGGAATAACTGCCCTCCAGGATAATTTATATTAACCCCCGTCGCCAAGGGTGTTGTTTCCAAAAAAGAAACACCCGTTTTAATAACTTCCTTTGCTATCTCCTGCTCCTTAACTCCTGTAATCCGGTCTAGCAAGTCCTTCATCCCAGGATAAGTATTCGGGATCAGGTCTGGAGGAACGTGACGAGACAAAGCCTCTCTCATGTTATCCATCTCAAACAGACGAGTGCCTCTCGCACTTGTTAGGAAGTCATTTTTCGCAGAAAATATTTTACCCGCTGTAGACTGAGATACATCAGAGGGAATTTGAAACTTATTTAAGCTATTTATGTCCCCAGCGACCAGAAGCTGGTTCATGGTGTTGATAGCCTCCGTATACACAAGCGAGTCCTGCAACTCAGCCTCTGCCTCGTTAGCTTCCAAGCTGTTTTTGTAATAATTTTGAGCGTCTATGGCCGCCTGTCTATCCTCGGCGGCCTTACGTTGCAAAGCGTAGTTCGCATCCTGAAGCTTCAACTGATCCTGCGCCAAACGTGTGCTGGCTGGAGTTGCTGCACGGGTAATTCCCTTCAGGATAGTTCGGCCCAAACCTGGAACTTCTTCCCCAGGCTCAAGCTTACCCTGTCGGGCGCGTTCCATCATGGAACGACGTTCTGCACCGGCTTCCATGCCAACGCCCATGCTTTCAAAAAAGCCTAAAAATGGATTGTCTTCTGCCATATTGTTATCCCATTGACTGACCTATATTACCCAAAAACTTTCTCCAAAAGCCTGGTGGTGTTTGACCTGAAGGTTGCATTTGTGGACCCGCATATCCATCCGGTAAAGTGTAAGGAGATCTATAAGGGGTATATCCTGATCGGAAAGGAATGCCACCACCACCACCACCACCACCACCATCAAACATAGAACCTCCCATTTGAGAACCCGCTTGGGCACCAGCCGGTCCTCCTACTGCGGCTCCTATAGCAGATCCGGCGACTTTAGCGGCTACCTGCGCCATTCCTTTAGTAACTGGGTCTGCTTTTGCTCGTTCTTGTGCTGCTGCCATATCTCGTTGGAATTGTTGGTTTCGTTCTCCTTGGGCAAAAGCTATTCGGTCGCTGGGACTCATGAACATAGAGCTGACGCTCGTTCGTGGGACCATGGACGAATACTGCTGCAACGCTTGTGCAGCTTGGTTCGAGGCTCTGTCGATTACATCCAAGCTAGTTAGTCCTAAGTTACGTAGCTGATTGTATCCAGCAGCTTGACTGCCACTATATCCACCGAATTGGGACTGTATCGCTGAACGATCTATTATCAGGTTACGAACGTCCTCTGGTAACTCACCACGCAAACCCGCTTGCAGATTAGAAACCTGCTGCTGGATTACTTGCTGGGTTCCTGGTGCTATTCGCTCCAGCACAGCCAACGCAGTATCCGCATCGGCTTCTCCAATGTTTTTGGTGATGCGTTGGGCTTCAGGTAACTGTTCCTGGATTGAGTCAAAGGCTTTTTGGATCTCAGCGTCTGGATCGATTTCCTTGAACTCAGGTACCTTAACTTTGGAACCAAATATTTTTGATAGGAATCCCATAAGATTAAATTATTTGAGGCATGCCACCGGCACCCCAGCTTTCAGATTGAATATTCATTGGTTCTACGTTGGATTTCCCTTGGTAATGTGTTAGCTCAACCTCCAACAAGCGGATAGCTTCCCCAAAGTATCTGGCTGCTTCACCCACGTTCTGTTGCTCCTCCAGCTGCACTGCCTTGGCAGCGTTCTTCAGTGCAGGTAAATTGCCCAACACAAACCAATCCGTGTCGCGCCTTACATCGATATGATCCAACTTCACGACTGCTCGCACGACTCGCTTGTCAGTAAGGGGATCTCCTGATCCGCACACATACTGAGGGGCATCCCCAAGTCCTGGGATGATGCTTCGTCGATAGTCTGGAAGGGTTTCGTCCCATTCGTAATAGCCGATCGGCACGACGACTGACTCTCCAGTAACCTTTGCCAAATGAACCGGACCATTCGTAACCGGTTTCTGGACTCCAGTAATTGTAGTAAATATGTTGATCGACCCTGTCGGGGTCGTGCTGATGGTAATATATTCCCCGTCAACCCAAGTTCCGTTGTCGAGTGTTCTAATCCAATTCCCGTTTTCATCATAACCCTGAACAAGGAGCTTGGCCGATGCACTCTCGGATACTTCGCTGTAAACCCGCAAAGTCGAGGAGAAATCCGTCATGTCAAGGAACACAGGCGATCTACCACGATCCATTAGCTGCAACTCACTGGAGTTGCCGGTTGTCCTGATGCCAAACCCTGTCTGTAAATACTCAAACCAATTATTCCGAAGTGTGATCGGTTGATGGTTAACTGCCAAAGCCTCAATCGAGGCAACCTGCCTCGGCCAAGTCATACACCCTTCTGAGCTGACACATATCTGGTAAGTCTGATACGTTCCCCAGAACAAACCCTGCATCATCAATCGTTGGTGCGCTTCGTTCACGATCTGCACCAACCTTGTGTCCTCTGGATCAAACCCGAGGAAATCCGGTATGCGCGATTGCTTTACTTGGCCTAAAGTCAGTTTCATCCTGCGTAATATTGTCTAGCGGTTCGTTTCAGGAAAAACACTCCGTAGTAAGGAGGCATGTTCGTGTGCGCCTGACCGCTACCGCCGCCGGTCACCGATACATCGGGGGTGGCACCTCCCGGAATAGTAACAATGTTCCTTTCGGCCATTAGCAACTCACCGGGCCCCGCAGCGTCATCTCCATTAACAGCCTTGTTCACTGTAAATAAATGACTATGATCCGGTAGTTGGTCTGAGGTCAATGTAACAGTTTCAGAACCTCCGGTGGTGCCAGAGTCTACCGCAGTTCCAGATGGCAGTGTACCCGCTCCCAACGGGAACCTACCCGACATGTCAGTGTCGATTTCCCAGAACGGTCCAGTCGCACTTCCTACAGCTCCTACACTGCCTCCGTCCAACCGGTCTATGTCCGCAGACGATCCTTTGTAAATCTGCAATCGACTGTCACTCGGTGGTATGGCATGGGGCCATACCCAAGCTCCGTTGTAGTATACATACTGACGTACTGGTGCGCCGCCGGATAGTTTGATCCATAGCTTGTCCTGGTCGTCAGCTCCTGGTGCGGTTTCGGAAATGATATACTTCAGGGAACCGTCCAACACAGTGCCAGTCATTTGTGAGACCCCGTCAACCCACATGGCTTGCAGAGAGTCGAAGCAACCGGAACTCAGCGTTCCCATCGATAGTGATATGTTTGTACTCATGTGCTTATCTGAGGATATTCCGTCAACGGACATCCTGTATCTGTTGTTTGAATTCCGGTAGGTCGATCAGGGTAAATGTCTTCACTGATTACCTCTGCGAAGAACCGCATGGAATCCAACTCGGCGTATCCTACTCCTGTAAGTCTGAACTGAAAAGTGTTACCTAAGTTTCCTGGCGTAGCCGTATCTGTTTTGGTCGATGTGTTCGGTGGGTTACCGAAGCTACGTCTTGGTCTGGAACTAGGTCTGAGATCCTTGGGATCTACGCACCCACTGAAGTCACTGTCGCAGAAATCAGTTTTGGCGTTCTCACTCCAAGTTGCCCATTGGTTCCATACCACTGACTCATCCGGTCTAGTATACAAAGTAAAGTCAACCTGCCCACGAACCTGTCGCAGCCATGTCTCAAACCGATCCAGTCGTTTCATTTCAAACGGTGAATCAAATCTAGTTCCTCGGGTTTCGACATACCATTCGATGGGTTGTTCCGAGGTTCCGTTGTAGTCTGTCGTGGAGTCAGAGTCCAGTTCCCACAGCTCAATGTCTGAACCGTCCAGTGCAAACACAAACCCGCGTTCAACTCCCTGAAACGATCCGTTTACCAAATGCAGGAAGTCCAACCCAGTCCATATGCCGTCATAGGCAAGTGGTGCGTTTACTCGGATGCCGCTAATCGGATTGAAGTCCAGACTCGCTATGGCCTTGTGAATTATTCCTCGACTGGATCTACGTCCCACGCATGTGTGCAACAGCCTGTTGTCAAACTGTGCTGAACTGGAATACCCAAGTAGCTTGGGATCTTCGTTGTCCAGTGCCCGATTGATTTCGTTGCTGATGGGTGACACACCTGGTGACTGGAAATCTCGTCGTGCAAAAACCATCGAACGTATTCCGTCTTCTGATCTGAAGTAAAGATCACCGTTGACGTTGATAGGAGTATAGGGGCCGACCGATCCGCTAGGAGCAACTAACCTCTGGACCGGATACGACAGGTTCTTCCACTGAGTTCTATCAGTAGGGACGTTTGTCGCAAAGGCACTGTTCTTCGTAAACACTATTAGCTCACCATCACCCAGAGCAGTGTCCAACGACCCCATAATCTGCATGGCAGTTATACTACCTGCGTTTGACGGAGTAGCGAATGCACCACCTTCGTTCAAGTAATCGTTCTCCGTAAACTTCAGGACTGCGTCTCGACGGTTCAAGTCAGGGTTGCCGCTGGATGATCCTACAAGATCTCCGGCTGCATACTCCGACCCTCTACCCACCCATAGTCTCCCGTTTCCGTATGTGGATATGGCTCCGGTAGGGACTTCGTCGCTCAGGGCACTTGAACGTCTGGACTCTGCCCTGTTGTAAATGATTGGTGCCGCCTGACCGTCTTGGATAACCATCCAGTCTTCGGCTTGTTGAAAAGTAACCAGCTCTTGGTAGGCACTGTTGCGACCCGTGTCAGGAGTTACGTCTGCCACTCGGTAGTTGCGAAGCGGGTTGATCGAAAAGATCCTGCCGCCAATCGAACACATGATCTCCGATTGATCTCCTACAGACCTGAAATATCCCGCTCCCTGAAACCTGGCAGTCGCTTGTTGAAAGTTGTTGCGATCCGTGTCTGACGCAAAGGTGAGCGTCCGCTTGCGGAGTCCAGGTCTAGGACTAACTGAACCACCACGCACCACACAGTTAGCTGCCCAAGCAAGTTGGTTGGGCTGAAGCAACTTTGGTTGTAAGTTGCTGTCAACCCCTCCTTCAAAGGACACATAAGCATCCCCCTGTAATTTGGACTTGGACTGTGCCATTAGGCTAGGCTCTTAGCGGTTTGATACCAAACATAAGTGGAACCGTTGTAAATAGCTTTTAGGGTTAAGGACTCGTGGTAGTTACTCCCGCCTGTTCCTCCTAAAGTGTCAGGCACATCGGAAGAACTCCCCGGACCACGGACTATGAATCCCGAAGCGTCTGTTCCCAAAAAATTTATCGTGTCTGAGTTATTGTTTACGATAGTCAAATACTTTGAAGCGGATGCAGTCGCATAACTATTCGCAGCAGGTAAGGTAAGGCTTACAGGGGAGGCAGACCCAATTAGTAAAACAGTAACGCCAGGATTATCATCGCCAGGAACATCTGTTAAAGTTAACGAGGAAGCCTTAGCAACACGAACAAGTTTATCCCCAGGCACAATAGTCGTGGACGTGTGAGATGCCCAAGCAACGATAGTCCCGTTGGACTGAAGTATCGTATTAGGACCACCAATAGGCAAAATATTAGCTTGCCCCCCTGTCCCGCCAACAAGCAAGTCGCCCTGATTTGTCATCGGACTCAAGGCATCAAAACCAGCCAACGCCGTCGCCGCCCCAGTCCCACCATTGGCTACAGGAACCTGTCCGGTGATACTGGTGTTGGTTCCTCCAAGATCCACCGCACGATAAATCAAACCCATAGTCTCCCCAGAATCTGCATGCAGAATCTGGTTGTCTGGTCCCACACCAAGAGACGCATTCGCTGACCCAGTGTGACCACTCAAGTCCCCTTTCTGAGAGTTGATAGCAACCGTCGGATTTGGGTAAGTGCCACTCAGATCACCGCCAGCAATTCCAGCGAGGGATCCAGCCGGTCCCTGAACTCCACCAGAACATACTTTATTGGCCGCTGAAATCGGCGTGGACGGGGCGGCGTTTGCTGGGTATGCACCAGAAGCCGTATCTTCCAGATTACGCAGCACAACCGTCGTTGTGTCTGTGATCGTCACCACGGCCATGTATCCAGCGGTCTGGACATACAAAGTCTGACCAACACTCATCCAGTCAGTGTTCCCAACTGACACAGATACAGTCGCCAACTCCGCTGGCATCAGGAATGAACTTGATACAGTTGAGTAAGCGTTCTGGCCGTTAGTGCCATTGGTGCCGTCTGTTCCAGCAGAACCCCTAGGGCCAGGGGCTATAACGATGTTTGTTTGTTCTGGGCAGCTCATATCTTATGCACTCAAAGCGTCTTCATCTGCACGAACCCAAACCCCACCCGTAGTGTAGTCGCTTGGCCGCACGTAGTTCACCCCGTCATCCGCATTGGTGCCGGTGTTGTCCCACCTCCAGTTGGTGAAGTCTGTTGGGGTTGCCCCAAACACAACCGCGTATCTGTTGGTAGATGAAGTCAGGACTGCCCGCAAATCGGACAAGGAATCCACTGCATATATGCCCACCGCTGCGGAACCTTTTACCTGGGCAAGGATATACGCATCCAGCGTGGTGGTGGTAATCGCCGTGCCATCAGCACAGTTACAACAGTCATTCGGATTGGGCAATGCACTAGCCATACCAAACGGAGGCTACCCGACTAATTTTGCCTTGACAATAAAAATCCCGCCTCAACCAGAGTATCCAACAGCCGGTTGAGACGGGAATTTTCGAGTCGTTCCAAACTCTCAATGAAGTCTACCCCCAAACCCACTCGGATCCGGGACTGACGAGCAAAAGTTACCACTGAGGCCCAGTATCGTCAAACAAATCTCCACTCGGTGGCACCATTTGAACGTAAGGCATCAGTGAAAACAACATGGCTTGGCAGTCCTGGTTCACACGACGTGCGTTATACAGCAGAAGCCACTGAATCAGAATGACCACAACTAGAAAGTATGATCTCACAGATCGTAGACGGTGCCTAAGCCTTTCTGCCAGTTTGCTTTGACTTGGGAAAGGTTTAATTGGTTTAGGTCTTGGAACAGTTCCATTGCTAGTGCTGAACATTCCTTGTAGGCATCGGGTGCTATGGATTTGTCTGTGATGGTTTGGTTAGCGATGGGGTCATGGATGGACCATGGGCCACGCAGGGGTTGATCCATAACGAAGTCAGTCTTGTTGTTGTCTGGGGTTAAATCGCGGAAGATGGCGATGATTTCCGTGTTGCACTGGGGATGGGACCATGACGCCTGGACGTAGGCGTCACCGATTTCGAGTAGTGTCTTTCTTTTAGCCATGTAATGTAGGGTTATAGGTTGAGTAGGGTGATTTAGTCAAGACCGAGGAGGAGTCCTGTGATGAATCCTATGATGAATCCTAGTATGAGTATTGTAGTTGGTTCCATTATGGTTACTTCGTTCGCTTTCTAAGGTGTGAGTTCCACATGTGGCAACAACGACATCATTGTGGATTCGCAGTCTGCCAGTTTATATCGCAGCCCCCTAATCATCATGCTTTGAAGCAGTATGACAAAAATCAACGATGCCACCGTAAAACCCATGATAGATACCAAGTGATTTTTCATAATATTTCAGGCAGACTAATGTCCAGCCAGTGGGTGATGTTTTCGAGCACCCAATACATGTTCTCTGCATTATACAACGCTGAGTCGGTTTCACCGTCAAGCCAAGCAACGTAGTAATCTCCTGTTTTCTCCGGCAACCGCTCATCCACGCTCACCCATTTGCCTGCCGCAAAGGGCTGAATCGCATCAGCAATCTCTGACCGTAACGATGCCACGATCTTCCGTCGTGCGGGTGTGTCAACTGGATCACCTGTTGCAGTTACCGCTGTCATGATGCAGGAAAGCATTTCTTCTTGTGGTGTCATATCTTTAAATGTTTGCTGCACATTCCTGTCTGCATTTCTCGCAGCAGTTGCAAGGGATTTCCACATCATCAACCTCAGCCGTATAAGGGCATACGTCCGGTTCTGCGGGTTCGCCACACTCGCATAAAACAACGTCTTGCCCTCCACTCATTTCTCCACCTCACTCTCACGCAGCACGATGTAGACTGGTTTGATGTAATATGAATCTGTTGCATGATCGATTGCGGTTCCTTTTTCCGGATAACAACACTGAAAGTTACCATCGCTACCAAACCCAGCCCAAGCCTCTTGCATCTCGTCGGGGTTGGGGATGCGCTGCCATTGGCCCTCAAGTCCGTCTACTTTAAACATGCTGTGATTATCCCAACTGATAGGTATTATATGGATCACTCCCGCGTATAACACTGCTTGGACAATCTCCCACTCGTCGCCCTCTTTGGCTCGCCAATGATAATCGCCTGGTTGGGTTGGTAGTTTAGTGGTCACGGTTTTTCTGTCCCATCGTCCGGGCGAACCCCTATATAATATCCGCTTTTTCCATAAGGTGAATCCATACCGCAGTGAGCACACCGGTGTTCTACGTCATTGTTCTCAAGTTCCTCAGAATCCCAACCGTGCTTGTGGTATCGAGCGCAGTGGCTGCACCATACGCGAATTGTTTTTCCACTTTGGCTAACGTCCCCGACCAGTAATGGCCGAGCTTGTTTGTTGTGTCTCTTCATTTATCACACTCCTTGATTGCTTGTTCTAATTCTGCTTTAGGACCGCCCGAGTCGTAAGCCCAAGGCACATAGCACATAACTTTTCTGGCTATCTCCAATAGCCGTTTAAACTTAGCCTCGCGGCAGTCACATGCGTAGTGGCAGGTGGTGCATTGGTTGCTCATATGATTTGCTCTCCTTGCTTGTACCAGCCTATGTCCCTGGTGAACTTGTAGCCCTTATCTTTAATCACAACCGGAAATGTCCCCAAAGTCTGAGCAACATCTTGATTCTGCCCAGGCTTGTGCTTCATGATCGCCAGGGCAAGCTGATCCTTCATTGCCCATGTGCGACCATCGTGCGTGCCGCCATCATGCATCGCGCAAGCTGTCACCGTGCGACCTTGGCCGGTTGACATGATCCCTGTGACCACGCCGTAGAAATTCAGCCCATGAAACTGAATATTGTTTCCAGAAACGCATATCCCAGCATTCCTTCGGTTCCACTTGTGTTTGCCTTCGATTAGGCAGTTGGAAAAGATCGGGTCAGGTAAGTAGTTGTTCCCGCTTGGGTCTTGCACAACTGGATACCAATCAGCGGTCAGGGCCGGTCCATGCTTGATGACAATGCTAGCCCCTTGGTGAGCTTGGATGTTGCAGTCCTTGATCCTCAGATTAAATGCATTGTCGCTGATGTAAATAGGCATGGTCCCGTTCTGCCCCACGATTGTGACGTTGCTTATTGACTGCTCAAAGTTGCGAATTCTGCGGCCTTTTACAATTGTGGTTGGCTCGATATATAGCCCCACTGGCGCGTCGGTTTGGTGCCACCATCCGTTGTTGTCTTTCAGCGTGACTTCCCCGAAGCTCAGAAACCTTAAACAACTCCCCATGTGCGCGTGACTGGTAAGCTGGAAAGACCCTGGGAGACTCGCGGTATTCTTGAACCTGTAAACCGGTTCAACGCATTTGATGACAACCTTAGGAGCCTCAAATGATCCATATCCACCCTCACCCCATGGTGATGGACCCTGATGCTCCCACATTTGCTCTGAGCTGTCACGATATGGGGCTTGGAGTGCTTGCCCTTTTAGAATGATGTCTTCCCATGAGTCATCAGCAAACCCGTAAGGATCGTTTTTTAGCGTGAACTCAAACGGATTGCTTGAGGTTGTCTCCAATGCTTGAACACGATTTTTGATTCTTGATAATAGCTCATTCAATTGCCCCAATGATTCTTCAGTATCCGCTTTATGCTCTGGATAGCTTGCGATTGCTTGTAGGGATTTGCCTAATTCTTCTAAATTTTTCATAATTCAAAAAGGAACGTCTTGACCATTGGTTGGTTGCTGTTTCTCTGCTTTATCAGGCCAATCAATGGGCTCTATGTTTGTCACCTTCACTTTAGTTTTGGATCGCTTTTGGCCGGTTTGTTTGTCTTCCCATTCCTCTGTTACAAGCTGACCTTGTAGGTTGGTCCGTAATCCCTTCTTGAGATACTTGCCAGCAAACTCCGCGCGTGGTCCGAAAACGCTGCATCCAATCCATGCGGTGGTTTCTTTGTCTTCTCCTTGCGCGTTCTTGAATTTCTGCCCACTTGCCAGGGTGAATTCAGCTATTGCTTTACCTCCTGGTGTGAATCTTAGTTCAGGATCTCTTTCGAGCCTTCCGCTTAATATGACGATGTTTGTATTGCTCATGATTCTTGAATTCTTTCTTTGATTCTTTGATATGTCATTTTAAAGCCAGGATTAACATCCAACGCATCTGAAACCCTTTTCCGCGCATTGAACACAGAACCATGTGTGCGATTGCCGAAAAACGGCCCAATGGTTCCATCACTTAACAGGCAAAATTCACTGATAAGGTTCATTGCTGCCTGTCTTGCCACTCTTGGAAGCTCAAAATTTGAGGTGTTGAGTTCTTCGATTGTGGTAGCGAATTCTTCCGCCGTGATGGTTTTGATTTTTTCAATGATTGCTTTCATATTAATCCTTGTTTGTGTGGTTTTAAAAGAAATCAACCTACGCTTGCCTTAGCTTTGAAACTTGCTCCGGTAGCGAAAGCAAATCCTCAAAGGTTTTTAGTAGTGTCTCGTTCATATACAGGTCTTCCTTTTATGTCTATGCTGATAGGCATTTCTCGTTTCATCCAAAAACGGTCAAACGCTCTCGTCCATTCTTCCAAGTTAAGTTTGGGTGGTTTCACATCCCAATCGATTTGCGGTAGTTGTTCACTGTCCATTCCAATCCCTTTCGTAGTGTTGTTAGTTGCCATGTTTCCGGTCCTCCCATAACCTTGACCGGTGTGCCAACAGGCTTGCCCGATTGCCATCGGATCTTGCCCGTAAATTCCGTGATCTCTGCCAATGTGTAGACCAAGTATCTGATCGACGTAGCATGCCCACTGCCCACGTTGCGAAGTGAAAACCATTCAGGTTTCTCCATCAGCTCGATAGCCGCTTCTGCCAAGTCGTCCACATACAAAAACTCACGCTTGGCGTCTCCATTACCCCATACCTCAACCTCCCCGTCCTTCGGTGCTTCCACAAACTTCCGAACCAATGCCGCAACCACATGGGAGTTTCGTGGATGGTAGTTGTCCCCAGGGCCATACAGATTGCACGGCATCACTGCCCGAAAGTCACATCCATACTGGTCATGATAATACGTAGCCAACCTGCAAGCTGTCGCTTTAGCTAACCCATACGCCTCGTTGCTCGGTTCAATCGGGCCTGTAAGCAAGTCGCTCGGGATTGCCCCATCAGCCTTCGATACCGGATACGCACACGATGAACCGAAATACATCAGACGTGGAACGTCGGTGAGGCAAGCAGAACGCATGACATTCATGGCCATTCGCATGTTCTGCGTGAAGAACTCCGTCGGACTGTCCAGATTGGCTTGAATGCCTCCTACCAATCCAGCTGCCATGTAGACCCTTTTGGGATTGTGGTCTCGGAAATAGGTCCAGACTTGGTGGCTGTCGATAAGGTTTAGTTCTTCGTGGCTTGGGAGAAGTAGCTCCGTGTTTTGTTGCTTGAGGCGTCGTGTCAAGGCACTGCCCACCATGCCCGTGGATCCTAAGATAAGTGTTCGCATTGGGGACAATAGACCACGGGTCTGGTATTTTTGTCAAACAAATATATTGAAAATAGGAAAAAATCTCACGGGGGGTGTATTAACATTGATACCATCGAAAGGGGGGCGATGGGTATGGCTCAGAGGATAAAAATAATTTGACCACCCCCCCCCACCCCATTGCGTTTTCTTTTCAAAAGAATGTGAGCCCTGGCTGTAAATGTTTAACCTTCAAGGACTTGCGTGTCTTGGTCTTTTGCGCTGGGCGTAGCTAGGACATTTGAAATATGAGTTACGTTCAGTGTGCGTGGTGTATCCTGACTGCCCATGCCTAAAAGCTTTTGAACCTTTTCAACTATTTGTAACCCTTTCAACTGCAAATCACTACGCTGTATCATGCTTGGCACATCATCAGGAATCGGTGTGGTTTGCAGTCGCTTTAGCACGTTGCCAGCATCCGTAAACATTTTTAACGCATATGAATCCAGACGATTGTGCAAAGAGGCGTTTTCATCCGTCAGGATCTCATTCTTGCGACCAATAACTTGAGAATATGCAGGATCTCGTTTCGATAATGATAACAATTTGGAGCGAATCGAAGACGGACGCACGTCAAAATAACGAGCGATTTCAGATTGTTTTAATCCTTTTTGAACCAGTTCTAGAAGAACATCATCGTTAACCTTGGACATTGCCATAAGTTGAATTTGTCACACAAAACATAATCAGGCGAGGATATAAATGTTAGGCTAATCTAACTTTGGAAGGCTCGTCTATTATGTATAGACGCATCAAGCAATGTTACCCAGGACAAGCAATGTTACCCAGGACAAACATTGGGAGCAAAAAAATACAGGCAACATTGCCCGTATATGCGCATAAAAAAACCGACCTGCAAAGGTCGGTTTGTGGTGGTTTGGATTGGCTTAGATTATGGCTGCAAGAATCCAAATTGCCACAAAGGCGAATGCTGCCAAGATGGCGCACAAAATATCTTTGATCATACGGAAATAGCCTTTGTTGCCGATTTGGTTTGATACCCGTGAACGGGTATAGAGATAGATCGTGCTCGTTTACTAGTGCCAGAACACAATTGACATTGTGAGCATGTGACGCCACGCGATGAAGGGCAATCTGTCAACCCGTCTGGTATGGGGCCAGACGGTGAACGAGTGACAAATGCACGAAACCCTTTTGACAATGCTTCGTGCATGTTTGAAGGCTCACAAGATGCCATGAAATAATGAGCGTATTTTTTAGCCTTGGATTGGCTCATTTGGTGCCAGTCATGGAAGTACCCAGTCCAACCGCTTGCATTGTCTGCAATTAATTTGACAAGGGGCAAAGGAATCATCGACGGATTGCCATAGGCTCCAAAGCGGACAAATTTGCCTTTGACAAGGTCAACAATTTGTTGCCTGTTTTTTGCCCTTGGTTTTTTACCAGCCCAAGCGGCGCGTTGGATTGCATCGACGTAATAACTACCAACGTAACAACCATTATTGCTGGCAAGCGGACACCCTTGACATTGGTTTTTGGAGTCGTTGCCATTGCGTCTCGATTCAGTGACCAATTCAGACCTAGGCACAATCCATATCTGAATTGCTTTGCCTATCTTCCTATTGCCACTTTTTTCGGTAGCAATAACCTGAATGGAATTTGTTTCGTGAAGTATCATATAGGTTTTAGGATTGCGAGGGCAAACGGTATGCCCTCAATTCACGCCAAACCTACGCCACCAAGTCAAATTTGTCAAACAATTATTTTAGGCCCATTCCAATCACCACCAAGCACTTACACATAATACACCCAATAACCAGCAGCAGCAGCGTTACATACTGAGGGGCAGAGTGTTATATTTAATGCGCTAAAAAAGAAAAAAAACATGTTGACCAGCAGCAAAAACCGTGAGACCTTAAAAACGTCGAACATTTAACCGATACAAAAACCGAAATGAAAACAGAACAAAACCTAAATGAAGCGGCAGCGATTCTCGCGTGCCTACAAGGCAAACAACAACCCCCGACAAACCCCATAGTGACATGGGATGGGGTGCTTAGATTAACAAGCGCAACCCACCCCCTCGGGTCCACAGAGTTAATCCTGTTTGATGGGATGGACGGGTTTGGAGACGGCTGGAAAGAGGCGTCACCGGAGGATGTACTGGATTGCATCCAAGACACCTGCGAGCCGTATTGGACGCAGATACAAGCGGACCTCCAGATCGAGCCTCGGCGGGACGGCAACTACTCCCTGAGCGTCCGCTCTGCTCAATACATAGCAGAGCAGGGTTTCGTGATAGCATGGGAGGATTACCATACAATCATACGCACAGTCCACGCCCATATAGGAGTCGGGGACTATGACTACAATGACACCGATGCATGGCTCGTCCTGACACCCGAACAGGTGGAGACAGAGCATTACCCTCTGGCTGTCGCCATAAACTACACTCAATACAACAACAACGGATTAGTAGAGGAGGCATCGGAATTGTTATGAAAACTGAAATAATACTATTCAATTTCGGCGAACTGGAATTACCAGTCGAGGCACTCGAAGACTGTCACCATCAAGGCCGATGCGATGATGACGTAGAATACTGGGTAGATCAGATTGACTGGGATAGTCAGACTATGAGTCCTGACCAAATCAGGTCTGAACTGGAAGGGCATGGCGCATGGGATGACGACGAACTTGCCGATGAAGACGCTAACAGACGCCGGATTTTGTGGATTGCAGCAGGGGATTACCAAGACTCCCAGTAACCAAACCCAACCCACATGCGTGGGTTTTCCTATCAGGCACTAATTAAGGTGACTGATCACGAAAACCTATATGAACCTAAAAACAACATACACAGAGTGGCTGGATTACTGCAAACTAGCGGCGGACGAGATCCAGAGTGAGGAACAAGTATTTGAACAAGCGGCGGGATCTATGTGGCTCAACTATGGGAGAAAATGGGAGCTGGTCTTCGCAGTCCGCGAGTGGGAGCCAGAACTATTCGACCAATCATCCTCAGAGGTAGCGGACTGGGGTCTGCAACCCACTCCTGATGACTGTATACGCGCCATGGCACTGTCCATGACGAGCACCAAAATCGAACAAATATGGGACGCACGATGAAAACACGATTGAAACACCCCGGCTGGAAACCACTACCAGAACAAACCGAATGGAACCAAGCAACCCAAGCGGGTCCGCTTTGGGACCGTTACTGCAACTACGTGGACGCCATGGAGGAAATCGGCGCACCCCACGACAAGATAAAAACCTTCGACCAATGGATAAACTCATGAAAACAGCAGATTACAGACGTGAAGCACATGAATACGTAAAAACACTCAACCACTACCAAAAGCACGCACTACTCATCGAGTTGAGCAATGAGGTCGGAATCATGATCGAGTCCGAAGAGGCAAACATCCTCCTACCAGCGGAGCAAGTCCTATCTTACATAGACCTTAACCCGTTCACGATCATATGCGCCCTTGACGACCAAGAGACCGTATGCTGGCAGTCAAAGTTCGCAGAATCACCAAAACTTAACATCAACGGTAACCTCAAAAGAGGAAGGAAGAAAAACTCATGAACAAAACAGAAAGACAAGCGGTATCAACCGCATACGCATTGGCCCTGATGGGCGCACAAATGGACTCCGTCAAGGATCTGAAACAGGTAGCAGCCGCAATTGCCCATAACCTGGAAACCCACATGGATTCCAACATGGCAGAGGCAGCATACAATCAGTTCACGGGGCAGGGAGATGAAAAGTAAAGTGGACAAAATTGGCTCCAGATTTGTCCAATTGACAATTGGACTGATATGCGCCTCCCCAACAGCCAAAGCTGGGAGCGTAAAGGCAAGCCTGATCGAAACAAGGACGACAAATGAAGATACTGAATTCAATTCCATTCAAGAAATTTAAAATGCCTGTGGGAAAACTCACTGTCAAATGGGTCTCTAGCAGGAACGTGTATCAGTGTTATATAGGCGGAAGATATGTAGCCGCCGCATCAGGTGACACTAGAGAAGATGCCATTCTGGGACTCCACAAGATTTATGAAAAACAACTACACAGTTAAACCTATCACTAGGATGGATTGCACCCCATACATAATGGAACGGCACTATGCAAAGAGGTTCCCTTCTGTCAGCTATGCATACGGGTTGTTTTTGAGGGGGGATTTAGTGGGATGCGTGACATTTGGATCACCCGCATGTTCACCTGTCAGGAAAGGTATAGCCGGGCAAGGAAACGCCAAGGATGTCATTGAACTAAACCGTCTATGTCTAAAAGATAACCGTAAGAATGAAGCAAGTATGCTTGTTACAAAGGCAATCAAACTACTCCCAAAACCTAAGATCATCATCAGCTATTCTGACACAGCCCAAGGTCATCAAGGAACAGTTTACCAAGCATGTAATTTTATCTACTTGGGACTGTCAGCGAAGCGCACAGATTGGAAAATTGCAGGTATGGAACACCTCCATAACCAAACAATCATTGATGAGTTTAGAGGGGTTAAAAATAGAGGGAAAGCGGTAAGGGAAAAATATGGAGATGCATTCCAATTGGTTCCTCGTCCTCGCAAACATAGATACGTTTTACTGCACGGGTCAAAAGGGTGGAAGAAAAGAGTGATGAGCGAAATCAAATATAAAACAGAGCAATACCCAAAATGAAATCACTCATCCTATACCTCATACTCGCCACACAAGCCAAAGCTGGGATCGTCGCTCTGACGATCCTGGCCGAGGCCAGAGGCGAAGGCCCGGATGGAATGACCGCAGTAGCAGCATGCATATACCAGCGGTCCATCAACCGGAAAATAACACCAGAGCAGGTCTGCCTTCAACGCAAGCAGTTCTCTTGTTGGAACGGCAAGACCGAAGCGGATCTGTCGCACCTACTGAAACTACCCCAAGCCAAAACAGCACTGTGGCTCGAAGCAAACCTACACAGGCTCAACCGAGCCAAAATAGGCTACGCTGACCATTACCACGCGGACTACGTCAAGCCGTATTGGGCAGACAAATCCAAAAAAACATTTACCATAGGCAAACACATCTTCTACCGTCTTAATTGACAGGTAGCGTCTGGGGGAGTGCCGGTCAGTTCGCTGACTACGACTCACGCCGAGGTTCTGAATACATCCTCCGCGAATAGCTTTGCAACCTATCCCCAGACGATTACATTCCTACCGATGACATGTAGCGTCTGGGGGAGTGCCGGTCTCACGACTACGACTCACGCCGAGGTTTTTCTAGCATTAGGTTCCCCTCCGCGAATGGCCTTGCAACCCATCCCCAGACACTTGCCTTCCCAAAATATATATGTTAAACAAACCCACATGGGACGTTTAAAAAAAGAAATTACCCGAAGTGCACGAATCGGACTCCGAATCACTGAAAATCAGAAAACCTTATGGCAAGAAGCAGCAGATCAAGAAGATTTGACTCTAAGCAAGTGGATTGCAAAGACATGCGATCAGTTTATGTCGCCAGTCCATACACAATCGGACCCTGTGCGCGTAATGTAAGCACGCAGATCGACGCATTTCATAGGCTCATGGACATGGGCCTACTCCCATTCGCACCTCTCCTGACCCATTACGCCGAAATCCACCGCCAAAGACCTTGGGAGGACTGGATCCACAACTACTGCCTACCATGGGTCAGTAAATGTGACATGGTCCTCCGACTGGAGGGACTCTCCATCGGAGGCGACATGGAGGTGAAGCAAGCTCACCGACTCAACAAACCCGTTTATTTCGGCTGGCAGGATTTGGAAGATAGTTTAGGGTAGGATCTACATATCCCGTTCCTGAGGCTGCGTGATGCCTGTGGCTGCGTTTCTAGTCGAGGCAGATAGACAACAGCGGACAGAATAGATCCTGCCCTATACGGTCATCCTACACAAACCTCCTCTGCTGCTTCATAGCCTGAATGTAAAACCACTGATCTATGACCTCCTCCTCCATGCGGTCGAGGAGATCCGGTTTCTCCCACAGGTTACCACCGTGCTCCTTCTGCCCTGCAACATACTTCAAGGTTGCCTTGTCCATGAATGCCTTCACGGCATCCTCCATCGATTGTTTTTGTTCGTTTGTCATATCGCTCCTAAATGCCAGAAATAGG